CCCTTAAAGTAAATGTAGAAGAAAGTAATCGGTCATTTGTGCCATCATATCTTGCTGATAAGTTTCCGCTAGCATCTAATAACAAACTACCACTACTTACTATTTGTGGTTGTTGTCCTGATGTTGCATTGGTAACATTAAATCCGTTACCGCTTTGGTCGTACCACGTAACTATAAACGCATTATGAATGCCTACAAATGAAAGCAAAGCAGCAGTGTCTAAATTGTTACCACTAAATCCTATGTCTTGTTGTGTATTATCATTTGACCGCCTTACTCTTATACAACTTCCTGTATACGCTGCTCTTAATCTTTTTAATGAAATACCAAAAAAAGAATTAGGCACTAAATCCATTATGAATTGTGCTGATGCTGTAGAACCGTAATATGTAAAGCGTTTAGACATACGTTCCGCTTATTTTATAAAATCCTGCACTTGCAAAAGATGTTCTAACCACTACTAAAGTATTACCAACACTTAAAGTAAAAGGCAATGTGGCAGGGCTTCCGTTTACCGTATAACTAATAGTTCCGCTTGCTCCATCTTGTGTTAATGTGGTGTACGTTCCTACGTTATCTGCATCAATAGTTATAGTTTGCATGGTATCGCTACCTGCTGCAAATATTCCTTTTAAAAACAAAGACTTGACCTGTGGCGTACATACTATTGAACCGCCATAAGGTGTACTTTCACTACTACCATCGCTATCTGTCCAACTAACATTAGCAATAGTAGCGGATTTAGTTTGGTTACTTCTTACTGTTTCTGTTTGAATTAACGTTGGTACGGTATTGAATAATTGAATAGTGCCATCGGGTGCGGTGAGATTATTACTGCTTTCGGCTAAGTATGAATTAACCCCACCTATATTGTTATTTGCACTATCTCTTAACTGTACTAAGGTATTATTTATTGTAATATTTTCGCTAGTTTCAGCTAAGATATTTTCTGTTTTTAAAGCATTGTTAGCCGTGTCTTTAATTACTGCTGTACTATCCGATATTGTTTCGTTTTTACTTTGATTGCTTCTTACACTTACTGTTCTTAAATTACTGTTATCGCTTTTCTTTAAAGTAATATTTCCATCGGGTGCAATAATATCCTCAGTATCTCCGCTTGGTATATCGGTAGTTGATAAAATATTGCCTGCGGTGTCTTTTAATACGGCTGTTGCATCTAAACATAAACCATTGCAAGTATTTTCTATTGTAATGCTATCTGTTGCCGTTCCTGCCGTTATTGTTATTATTGTTGTATCTGTAATGTTAATTTCTTCAAAGCCTATTGGTTTTCTTTTACCTAAACCGCTTATTGTAACGTAATCAGTATTGTAACTTATCCAACCTATTTCAATAGTTCCGCTACCATCTACACAATAGGTATTAGCAAACAAGTAAACACTTGGCTCTTTTGGTGTTACTTCGCAATACTTATCTAAACAGTCTTTTTTAAATACGCTTTCAATCGTAAACCTAAGACTAATAAATATTTCTTCGCTCGAAAGAAAAGTATCAAAGCCACGATACTCATTGTTGAAGTTTGTTTGTGTGTCTAATATGGAATTACTATGTAGAATGTTACATGACTTTAATTGCAAGTCATTTAACTGATTTGTGTTTAGTGTTGCAGGTACTGATAGCTTTATTATGCTTTCTACCTGTTCTGCATTAATCTTTAAATATGAACGCTTAGCGTAAACTAAAGTAGTTATTTCGCTTGTTTCTTGTACGTATTCTTTTGGATTTCCAAATGATTTAATTTGTGGGTATTGATAAGATTTATTAATTAATCTGTGATAAACTATAAACGGAAAGTTATCATCTACTGTAACATCTTTACCGTTGCCATCATTATCATTATCATAAACAGTTGGAAATACTTGCTGTCCGTTATCTGTTTTCCTTACCGTTTGTTCTGCTATGCCATAAACAACTCCGCCATCTGCTTTACAGTTTAACGCTTCATTTATTTTGACATTAAGTATATCTATTATCCCTGCTAAATTCATAAATAAATTGTGCCACACCTTTTATTGATGTGGCACTTGTTTTAAGGGTTTAAATTGAAACACTCGAATACACCATCTGGAGTATCATAAGGACATGGAGCGTTTTTAGTTCTCCATTTTACTTCTACTTCCCAAACTACATAAGCGTTATCGTCATCTGCAACAGGGTTCTTAGGTAAGATTGTTACAGGTGCTTCTACTAAATGTGTTTGTGTAGATGTTCTAAATGCTAATTTGTAGTTGCGTGAACTTTGAATTGCATTGTAGAAATCACAGTTTTCCTTATAGTTCGGGTCTCTAAATAATAATACGTGGTCTTTAGTGATAAAATTTGAAATGCTATCGCCAAAGCCTGCACCCTCAACAGGCGCACCACCATCGTAGTTACCATTAGTATCAGCTATGATAATAATATCACCGCTTGTTATTCCCGCTTGCCATTCGTTTGGGTCGGTAGGGTCAACAAATTGAAACCCTTTTTTTATGAAAGCGACTGAACGTATCTTAGCTAATTCCAAGTCCTCACATGGTGAGCAAAAATGCTGTGGTATTAGCTGGTCGCAGTTTGTATAATATACAGACATAAATCAGTTTTTTTAAGAATTGTAAAATGCTTTTTGGCTTTCGCCCTGATTTGTCTTGCGACCTAATAAAGCGTGGACTAAACGCTTTGGACTGTTACAAAATTACTAAATATTTTCTTTCAAATAGTTATTAATTACATTTTGTGTAATTTCTTTTTCTTCTTTGGTTTGTGAAAATATTTGTTTTCTGTATTTCTGTTGAAAGTGTAAAGCCCTTTTATATTTTTCATCTTCTAACCAACCAATGCCCCAACCGTTAGACGTTCCGATAATAGTCATCTTGTTTTGGAAATCTCTACTCAATGAAAGGTTTACCGTTCCAATTTTATTACGCCCTATTTCTGATTTAAAACCATTATAACCTTGTGCAAAAAATCTTGTTTTATGTGGCGTGCCATCGCTAAACTTACTCTTTCCTGTTTTACCTACTGTGGTAAACTTCTTAGGTGAGTTATTAGGGTTTACATAAATAGGCTTAGTAGAATAATTGCCAATCGTACTATCGTTTTCATCTTTCCCTTGCTCAAATATTCTTACTTTCATTTCAGCTAACTGTGTAGTAGCTACTTCACGCAAAAGATTATTTCCAAGCTCACCTTGTTGAATTTCGGTTAGCTTTTCAACTATTGGCTTTATTACTTCGTCAATATTTATGTTTACTCTTATCACATTCTGCTTTCTTTGTACGTTATTTGAGCATCACAAATTAAACAACAATCATTTGTATTTAGGTGTATGCCCTCTATTGCATTGCTTAGTTCTTTTTCGTACTCATTCTTAAACTCATCTCTCAATGCCTTTGCCTTATCTAAGTCAATGGTTGTAAACTTATTTAAACGTGGTGTGTATATTCTTTCGTTCATTAACTCATGCCCTAACAAGTACCATAAAGCCACTTTAAAAATATCTTTGTTATCACAAACTAAGTTATCATAAGAGCATCTAACACCAAATACACCGCTTAACCCAAAAGTATTATCTTGTTCTTCAACATCATTAAACGGACTTACTAAAGTACCGCCTCTTACTTTGGCTTCGCAACCAAACCAATCGTTACAGAAACATTCAAACGTTCCTCTTAATATTTCATCAATCTTCATGTTAGTTGAAGTAATAGTAGTTGAGTTATAGCCTATAAATACATTTTCTGCTCTAAATGTCTTGTTTACTTTTATTTCATTCCACCCCGCTACACCTGTAACGGATTTAGTGTATAACTCCGTTCCTGTTTGTGTGTCGTAAATTTTAATAGTTGTGTTCGCTGGTGCTGCTAAATATAGGTTTAAACTTTGTACGTAAATGTTCGTAAAATTTGAGTTGTTTTCGGTTTCAATATAGAACCCTCTTAACTCATTTGCTTGTGCTGTGGTAGTGGTTTCTAAAATTTTACCTAAGTTAAATGTATCGGCTATCTTTTTTATTTGATACTTGCTTCTAAAGTTGTTTGTTACCGATGTTGATAGCTTATGTATTGAACGTATTTGAACATCGTCCCATACGCCTTGAAATGTCTTTTGCTCGCTATCCGCTATCTTTTGTATACTTTCAAATTGAACGCCATACAATTCATTTATAAATAAACCGCTTTCAGGTTCGGAACTTCCGCAACCTCTTAAACCTATGTAATCAATCAAACATTCCATACTTAAAAAGAAAGGGCATGATATTACTACCATGCCCCAATTTTAGTTAATAAATAAAATTATTCAGCAGGGCAGCTATCGCAGTTGTTAGTTATTGTATAACGTAACGCTCCGTTGTTACCTGCCAATCTATCACCAGCTTGTAAAGCATCAGTAGGCTGTTGGAATAAACCATAACGCTTAGTGATGATTACTTGATAGCCTCTATCAGTTGTGATTTCTTCATAACCATTAAACAACGTAGTAGGACAATCAATTTCTTTGATTTGCAAATTGAATGTCATAGTTGTTGCAATGCCTGTTGTAGTTTCAACTGGTAAAGTGATAGTAGTAAATGTTGAATTACCAAACTTTACAATGTTTTTGAAGGCAATGTAACGGTCAATATCAACTAAACCAACTGCACCTTTAGCAAATACACCGATTTGGTTTGCACCCCATGCGCCTGCTGTTTTGGTGTCGTGGTAATACTGATAAGGTGAAGTTTCTAAGCCTTTGATTTGATACTTAGTGAATAATCCCGAACCAACAATCAAAGGGTCTCCGATAACTTCATTTTCCATTGCATCATACATAATCTCGTTAATGCCATCAGACAAATTTAAAACATCTTTGTCTTTGTTGAAGTTAATAGTTTTAGCAGCGTTAGAACCTGTTGTTTGGTTTACACCCCAAGTAACTTGACCTAACAAGTCGCTGTCAACTTTAGAAACGATACCGTTAATAGAGTGTAACAATTGATTTAAAACCTCTTGTAGCACAGTAGTACCTGTTGCGCCAATAGTAGCTGAACGAACTGCATCTGCTTGATATTGTTCAACTGTTGCCCAATCCAAATAGAAAGAAAACTTAGCAAATTTTGGAGTGCTTAAAGTCATTTCTCTGTATTGGAATACTTGGTCGTTATCGCAGTTGTCAGTTTCTTCAACTTGGCTTTCAATAATACGTGGTAAATATTTTAATCTTACTTCACGAATTTGACCGCCTAAAGTGTTTAACTTCATACCGCCCCCTGCTAAACTTTCACCGTTTACCGATGCAATTTGTAAATTAGGGTTGTTTTGAATAAGTGCTTTTAAAAATCCGTTAGGAGTAATTTTAGCTCCTGGATATTGCTCTTGCATTACTGTTTGTAAATGTGCTAAGAGTGCTGGTGCGAAACCGTTTGCCATTTTGTTTTAAGATTTAGAAATGCCCGCTGCCTCTAATGTTCTTGCTGTATCTGCTAATGCAGCAGCAAAGGCATTATCCGCTTTAGGTCCTGTTATTGTTGTTGCTTGTGGTGCAACGGTATTAGCCTGTGGCTCGCTTACTTTAAGTAGTTTGTTATTCGCTAACACACTGTCAACGAAATCACCTAATTGAACTGGTGTATTGTTCTCACGATAGTCCAAGTCGGGAGCATCAACACGTACCAATTTTAGTTTATCATTATCTCTTACAATCTTAATACCTTTAGCACTTAATTCTGATTGTAATAGGTTCTTAGCTGTTAATGTCAACACATCTTTAGGCATACCATCTAAAGCATAGTTCTTAGAACTTAAAATGCTATTCAATTGGTATTCGGTTAACGTGCTGTCAAGTTTACTGTTAAACTCTTTTTCTTTGTCCTCTGATTGAGCCTTAACTGTTTTAATTTCATTGTTAAGCCTGTCAATCTCTTTTTGTAATTCTGTTTTTTCGCCTTTGTTGTTGGTTTGTGCTTTCTTTTCTTGCAACTCTTTAACCAACTTTAAAGACTTTGATACTTTCTTGTAAGTAGAAGTTTCGCTGTCAATAGCTGTTCTGTTTTCATCGTCTAATTCTAACTCACTTAAAGCATTTCGCAATTCAGCATCAACACCGTTTAAAGCTTGTGCATGGAAATACTTTTTTAATTCAATGTTGTTTTTTGCCGTTTCCATTGTCATTAGACTTGCATTTACTGCATTCACTAAATCGTCTGGAATTTGAGCGTTGATACTTAATAAATCAATTAATTTAGTTTCATCATAGCCCGCAATCTTTGCAAGTTCTGATATAAATGTTCCGAATTGTTTTGGCATGTTACCCGATTTTGTTTGTACAAATTTAACACGCTTATAGGCTAATATTTTATGGTTTAATTTATTCGTTGTACCTTTGTGCAAATTGTTACAATATGTCAAGTGAAAAAATTGAAATAATTTACAAAGACAAAAACATTCAAGCATATAAATACTTAAATAGGTCTAAATATTATTTTAGCCGTCTTTTAGGTTACGAATGTGTTTTAAAAATTAAAAATTCCTTTATAAGGAGTTTTGTGTTTTCACATGATTATTTTATAATTACTACAAACGATGTTGTTTCAAAAGAAAATAACAAAATAGACTATGATAGTTTTAAGTTTAATTCTAATCATATCAAGTCTGTTGAAAGAACTAAATATTATACTACTATAATTTTTACTGAACATTCTAACATTTTAACAGAAGAATATTTTTATGATAGATGCTACCGATATTACTAAAAATGACTGTAAACAAATACGATTGCATTGTGTGCCTGATGACGTGCAAGAAATTATTATCAAGCATCAAACAGAAAAGATGATTGAAAAAAAAGGCAAGTATAGCATTCAGCAGGCTGTATATTCGTTAATTAGAAAATCAATTAAAGATGAAACTAAATGAATACTTTGATAATATTTATATTATCAATTTAGAACATCGTACAGACCGTTGGCAACATTGCGAACAACAAATGGCAAAGCATGGTTTTACTGCTGAAAAGTTTAAGGCTATTGGTGCAACTGAAATGATTAAAGGTTGGCAGGCGTGTACATTATCTCACATTGCTGTTTTAGAAGATGCAAGGCAAAGAGGGTTTCAGCGTGTTTTAGTTTTAGAAGATGACTTTGTGTTTGCTGATAATTTTAATGACTTGTTTCACATTTCCTATTATATTAATTACGATATTTTATACTTAGGTATTGGTCATAAACAAGACCCTGTAAAAGGAGAAAGGCATGAATGGTTGCCACAGCCATATTATAAAGTTATTGAGGGCTACACATCACACGCTGTTGCATACGATAACGTGCAACAATTAGAGCCTTTTTTAAACGAATGCAAAAAGTTAGAAACCGTTATAGATGTTTATTTGTATCAATGGTTTCAACGTGATAAACAAACTGCTTATTGTTTTTACCCTAACTTAGCGTGGCAGTTAGGAGGGTATTCTGATATTGAGCAACGTGATATGTATTATGAACATTTAAAACCATAAATTATGAAAAACTTAATCTTATTATCAATCGTGTTATTGTCTTTTGCTTCATGTAAAAAAGACTATTGTGTAACATTAACAGACCAAATGGGAGATAGATGTTGTATTAAATGCTTTAGAAATGAAGACAGGGCATTTAAGTTTTATCGTGATAATGCTACTCAAGATTTATGTAAATTTTGCGACTAAATCTTTTGGAACGCTTGCCTTACTAACTGCTATTAGTTGGTGTCCACAATTATAACCGCCCCTATAAATAGGAAAGTTACTTGCTGTTGTGCCTGCTACCATGCCTTGCGGTAACCCTGTATTTTGGTTTAGTTCACAATCGGCTTCTTTAAACTCTTTAAAATCGCCTTTGACAATCTTAGGTAGTTCTGATTTATGTACATACCTTTTTTTAACTAATGCCTCACAAAAACAACGTGATGTTTCTATTAACGTGCCAGTGTACTGAAACCATTCTAATCCTAAATCAGATACTGCTACTTGTGTGTAATTAGCTGAATACTGATTGATAGCATCGGTTGAAATCTGTTTAGTATAACGAACTAACAGCCCTTGACCGCTATCGGTATCTAATACCAACTCTCTTAATGACTTATTGAACTGTGTAAAGGTTGCACCGCTTACGATATTGTTTCTAATGTTATCTAATATCCTTTGGCTTACATTATTGGCTATTCCAGCTCTCCCTAAACTTTCAATTGTGCTTTGTACGCTTTGCGCTTTGATTTCTGCACTTAATGCTGTTGGCTTAAACTTATTATCTACTTCTTTAAAATAATCGTTTTGAAGCGTTGTAATGGTGTTGTAAGCCTTTAGATAGTCTTTTAATTGTGCTTCATATTCCTTTGAGTAAATAATCTTTTCAATCTTAGTCTTAATTCGTGCTAATAACTTTAAGTTTTTAACGCTGGTTTTAATATTTTTACCATCGGTTTCGAGGTCTTTTGAAATGTTTACAATTTCATCAAATACCTGTTGCTGTATGGCAGGTATTGATGAGTTGAATTTATCTATTGTAGATTGTATTTCTTTAAGAACCTTGTTCATCACTTAACTCAATCGGATTTATACTGTAAGACTGTTCAACTTCTTTTGCATAGCCTACTAATATTTGATATTGAGCATCTTTACCTAAATCAATATAGCTATCATCTAACAATGCCCTACGAATAAATTTAACAATGTTTGAACTAATAATGTAATCAATATAGGTTATGCCCTTATTAGCCAACCGTGTCATCTTTTCATCTTCGCTCAATCCTATTAGCGGGTCTAATGTCATTACTAATTCTAATTCTTTTTGTAGTTCAGGATTTGAGTAGAATTTCTTAGTAGCAAAATCTGCTTCTAAGGCTGCTATAATCAAAGGACTTATCTTTCCGCTTCTTGCTTTAGTAATTTCATCTATTAAATAGTTTGAACTAAGTAAATCGTATTTTTCTGGAACGGAAACAAACGGAACTAAATCCATTCTTTCTTTATCATTTGGCACTACTAATTTATATCTATACTCAACACACAATTTATGTAGGTTGTCAAGTATCTGTACTAAATCTTCTGCAATATTATAAACGGTATTATTAAGTTCGTCCCTATCTACTTCTTTAGCTATACCGCTTTCATTCATTGGTATTTTAGCTAAGAACTGCATATTAATTGAAGCTAAAGCAGAATACAAATGCTTTTCAATACGCTTATCTTGTATGCCTACTATCTCAACTTGTTTTTGAATATATCCAGCTGGTGGTATTGGTGTAGGCTGTTCTCCTAATGGAGCCTTTGCGGGTCTTACAACGATGTTTTTATAAGGTGAGGTAGCTATCTTTCCTGTACCATGACAGTCATGGCAGGTAACTAATTTATCTCCCCTTTTTACTTTTCCGATTGATATTCCCATTTCGTTTGCACAAGTAGGACAGTCTAATGTAGCCATCGTCCACTTTTCGCTGTGTACGTGTTGTACTACTTCCGCTTGTAAATCTGAATACTCTCTTACTGCTTCGTCTAATCTTGGAACTATTGAAGATATGCGACTTTCATAAACATAATAGTTATCAAATACATCTTTAGTAACTGCCTTTAATTTAAAACAAGGCAATACACCTAAGTTATGAAAATACTCATCTGTCATTGTGAATGTACGCTCACCCTTTACCCACTTCTGTACTTTCTCTTTATCTACATAAATAAATACATCTGCATCTACTGTCTTTTTTTTGCCTACTAATAGCTTAACGTTTTCAAATGTTTTTAAAACTGCATATTCACCCTCTACATATTCGTAAACTTGGGGTGAATTAAATATTTGTGGTATTGGCTTTAAATACTCATTGGCTTGTATTTGCGTGTTCTTTGGTGTTACTAATACAACAGCATTTGGGTCTATTAAATATTGCTTTAAAGCTACTGAAAACAGCCAATAAGTAGAACTCGAATAGTGCGGAAAGTATTTCTCAAAATAGCTGTAAGGTGTTTCATCTTCTGGTATTCGTGCTGGTGCTTCTTTGTAATCAATATTCCAATCAGTTGACCTACGTATTTTGCCTAATGACTGAAATATTGAGTTGAATATTTCTTTGGTTATAGGTACGTAAATAATCTTTCTATATGCCTTTATTACATCACTTTCGCTTGGTCTACGTTCGTCAATAAGTTTTGCAGGATATTCACCGTCTGCATGAATACGCAAACTGTCGTACAACTCAACTGTTTCTTTGTAAGCTGGGTGCTTTTTTTCGCCAAATAAATACTCTCTTAGTTCCATTATAATTTCTGTCTTTCTTGTAGCCATCTATTTTTTTGTTTGAACTTCCATGCTGTCAAACCTAAACGATATGCGTATGCCTTAGCCATTGCATCATATTTCTGTGTCATTGTGCTGTTAGTTACATTACCGCCCATTGAATAAGCAAAGAAGTTTTCTATTGCTTTATTGATGCTTATACTTGTTTCAGCTTTTGCCCAATAAATAGGCAAAAACGGCGTTTTATGCGGATATAGTTCGTGTTTGCACATTGCGATTGTAAAGGCTAATTCATCTGCTATATCACCTGCAAATACTGTAGCCTTTACTTTCGGGTTTTCGTAAATTTCTTGAACGTCTTTAAAATATGCTTCTACTGCTTTGGTCTTTTTAAAATAGATAAATTCAGAATGTAAAGAGTAGTATTTGCCCTTAGTAAACTTATAAGTATCTTTTATTTCTTGCACGTTTGCCCAAATAGAATACTTTTCGTTTACTATTGGTTCTGCAAAGTCTATAAAATCTCTGTTTTGTATAGTAAAATCTAAGTCTTTTAATTGCTCAAATAATACATTTACACCACGCTTACCAAACCATATCATATCAGCATCTAAGAAGATAGTCTCTTCAAATGGCGTTAGTTTATTTATGTAAGTCTTTGCCTTAAAATATGCCTTTTTACCATCTTTCAAAATGTACTCTTGTGGCACTTCTTTTATAACATCAAACAAATTTAATTTAGCTGGTGTTAAATGGTTTTTAGCATCGCCTTCCCATGCTAAACAGATTTTAGTTTCTTTATCAGCAAATTTAAGGCTCATGGCTAAGTTGGCTGCCATTTCACCATAATAAGGGTGTCCCATTGCTAATATTAATACTCCTTTACTCATATATTCTTATTTCTAATAACGAATTACTTAACATGGTATTTGCCAATGTGCCACTATTATAGCTTTTGACCTCTATAACATCATTACTTACTCTTACTGCTGTGTAACTTCTTGCTAATTGATTATTTATAATTACACTTGTAAATATTGCCGTTTTATTGTTTACAAATTCACCTGCTAAAGTTAATTCATATTCACCAACTACATCATAAGTAAATAAAGGTGTTCCGCTTAATGTATTTTCTAAAATCGTCATTGTTGGTGCGCTTGTGTCAGCTTGACTTACTAAGGCAGTAAATACTTTATACCTTTCTACTTTAAATATCGGCAAATCTACAAAGGTTGTTGAGCCATCGCCAATTCTTAAAATATCATTGGTTTCATCATAAGCAGGTTGCCCATCTAATAATATTTCGCCAACTAAATCAGCGTATGCCTTTTTTAATATCTGTATAGATGCTAAGAATGTACTCATGGGTTAATAATTTGATTGGTGTATGGTGCGCCTGTATCTCTTATTCCGCTTATTACTAAGACTTCGTATGTATCTCCAGGTGCTACTGTTTCAATAACTTCGTTTTCTTCGTTTACTATTTCTACATTTTCACATTCATTACTGCCTGTTGTTATGCAGTTGCTATTACGATATGCTAATGCTTCGCTTAAAACTAATGTACACGTTGCTTGTGCTTGTTTTAATTCTACTTCCTCATTCCATTCAATAGTGTAATCGGTTCTTGATAAGAAATCATCATTAACCCTTGCATTTTCGTTATTAATAGTTAGCCTATCGCTTGCAAGTGCTATTTTAATTTTTTCGTGTGTATAGTCGCTTAAATAATCAGTCTTTAAAATGTATTCTTTTCTTAAAACTTCGCTTAAATTTTGATAGGTTAAATCGCTTTTGCGGTAATCTTCTTTCTCACTTGGTAGTTGAGGTCTTGTAAGATATAAAGGCAACCTAACCTTATTGGTAAACGTGTTAAAGGTTTCGTAGTCAAAACTCATACTATCTTCATTGTTACGATAAGTAAGTAATGAAGTATAGCAATCACTATCGGTATAAGTAAACAGATTTGAACATGCAATAGTTGTTTGTTCTGCAATAGTGTTATCTGCTATGTAATATAAAACCTGTACTAAACAAAATCTAAAGCACTCACCAAAATTATAATAGGTGTCAATATTGTTACCCGCAAAGCCTGTTATAACGCTGATGTTATCGTAATTATCGGTAAGCGTTGTTGTGTTGCCTGTAAACCTAAACTCCGCTTGGTTAAGTCCGTTTGCTGGTGGTTCAAATTTTAAATTATCACAATCGCATGGTATAATAAACAACCTTTGATAAACTACTAAAGGATTGAATGTATCGTTATCCCAAAAATACTGAAAGTTTAAATCCGCAAATGACTGTATCGGCAATGGTTCTAAATCATCGTCAACACAATTCCATTCAGGTTCATTGTTGAACGTAAAAAAAGAATATGTTGGTGAAAATACGCTAAGAGCCATATTGCTTTAATAATGTAAATGTAGCTATTCCTGTATTTGGCTTGTAATTGATTTGCTCAATCCAACCACTTCTATCTCCAAAATTACCTAAAATTTTTATCTTTTTGTATGGAAATTGTCTTAATGTTTTAAATTGTTGGTAGCTTAATGGAAATTCAAACTTAATTTGTTCTGGCTCCCATAATGGGTCTGCTATAACTCCTAACAAATCATTCTTACTTATATTTCGGCTTTCCGATAATAAGAACGTGTTTAATTCAGCTGTACAGCCATTTACTAATATTTGCGTTTCTGCTTTAATGTTTGCCGTTCCATCGGTGTATTTTAATTCTATTGGTGAAGTTGCTTGCTTGCTCCAACTTGACTGTATAATAGGAAACCACCTCATTAAATTACGAATAGGTGAAAGCCTAATATTATAAGTTGTATTTGGTGTTAATAGGTTTGCAAATAATAATTGTGCTGTGTTAAAGAACTCGACAAACGTGCCAATACCTATACGTCTTAATTGAACTAAGAAAATATCGTTGTCAAATCTCCAATCATTACTGTTCGTTCCGTTTCTTCGTGTTATCTCTAAAGCATAACCACTTGTAATGAAACTACTGATTTTAGTTAGTGTATTCTTTACGCTATTAAGTACGGTTCGGTAGGTTCTATTAGTGTTTATTTCATCTAAGCCGTTAAACTCCTCACTTTCCCACTTTTCATATCCGATATTAATTTGTGAATAAATACGGCTTTCATCTACTGTGGTTTCAATAGCTGGTACTTTTCTTAATGTTATAGATGTTGAACTATCATAGAAGTAATCAAATGGCTCAACTCTTAATTGCTTAAATCCTGCCCTATTAGGGTCATCTTCTATTCCATAACCGATATTGTCAATCGGGTTCAATCCGTTCATCATATCGTCAAACGAAACTGTAATAGGTGGTACTGTTCCATCACTTAACAACTTCTTTCTGATATTTAACCCATCTGTAATTACTCTAAGCCCACCACAACCATCAATAGAACTTGAATAAGGCAAACTATTAGTTCTGCCATAATAATCGCTCTTAACTCTTATACAGTCGTTTGTAATGGCTTCAACCGTTCTGCTTAGTGCTTCGTTTATGTAAGCTACTTTAGATGAAGTACTTTCACATAATGACAGTGTATCTGCTTTAAAATAACCATCTGTAAAATCTGTTTGAACATTAAACGAACCTGAGCCACCGCCTGCTGTTGCTGTAAAATTCATTGCCACAAACAAATAAAGATAAACCCTATCGCCAAAATCTAATCCTTGTGTTGTTTGGTAGTTTACATTTATAGTTTGGTTATTTGCCACGCCTTGACTAAAAGAACCGCCTAAACTTTGCAACACTGTTGAAAATTTAGTATTACCGTTTCTGTCTGATATTAACAGCACTAAATTAGCGGTATATGTTCGTGTGGCATCTGCTGAAAACTCTACAAAATCCCCTTGTAAATTAACGTCAAAGTTATAATCAGTACCTAAACATCTAATTGATGAAATAGGTGTTATATCTAATAAGCCAAACTCATTATCTTTTAAGTCTTGAGCATCTCCATCTATTTCAAATGGAACGTTGTAGCTGGTTTCTATTTCATCTAAAACAGCATTGTCAAAGCCTAATGTAAATATGTAATTTGATAATCCTATTGGTTTAGTTTTAGTTATATCTAAATCCATCGGCCTTTCAAAGTCTGTTTGTAGCAATATTTCTTTAGGCGGGAACGCTAAACTTTCATTTAAACCTGCATATGCTGTCAAAGCATCTTCGTTAAAGTCTAAGTTAGAATTAAGATTAACCTTTTGGTCTTTTCTATTTAAGAAAGTATTTACGCAACCGATTTGCTCAATAGGTATTTCAATAAAACAACCGCTGCCCTCTTCAATCTTTATTTGATTAAATGCAAACTTTCCTGTGTAAAATTCCTCAAATGTGTCGCTATCATCACATTTGTACTCAATCAATAGTTCTGCTTCTGCATCTATTCCTAATGCTTCATAAGCATCTTTAAGTATAGTGTAGGCTGTACCATGATAACGCAATTTATTTAATGAATACTCAAAGAAGATACCATGAAACTCTTTGTTTCGTCTTATTACTATTTCGGTTTCATTCCAGCCAATAGGTTCCGCTATTACCGTTGTTATTGAATTGTATGTTATGCTAAATTGCCACATTAGTTATACTTTCTTTTTTGCCATTCTATTAAAGACTGTTGACCGCTTATTGAAGTTAGCAATCCTCTATAATTTACTTCTAATGCCCTTTGAGGAAGTTTTGACATTTCCCTTGCTACTGCTCTACCTAATTTAGAATAGTCAATGTTTGTTTTGTTTTCCATTACTATCAGGTCATTATCTTTAATTGATGGCATAAATCCAACTAAATCTAATGCCTTTGGCACGTTGCCTGTTTTATTGAATGCTTCTAAGAATGATTTGTTTTGACGTGCTACTGATTTCCTTACCATAAACTCGTCTTTCTCAGCTTCTATAAGCGTTCCACCTTGTGAGTGTGGCTTACCACCTATCCAACCACCTTTTGCGAACTTAGGGGCTTTCTGTGATGATATTACGGCTACTTGTGCTGCTGTTGATATGGCTGTTAATGCTAATGCTGCAAAATATGCAGGGTTTGGTGTTCCTAAAGGTGTTACTGGCGATGTAGTTGTTGCTACTCTTGTTATTGCTAATGCACCATTTATAATCGCTTGGGCTAATGATGCCTGTTGTTCCGCTCTAAACTGTTTCGCTCTTAACGCTGCCTGTTCTTTTTGATACTTTTTATCAATCGCTGCCTTTTGGCTTTCGGTTAGGTTTTTATTAGCTAATTCACGTTCACGTCTTTGTTCTAATAACTGATTTTCTTCTTCAAATTGTGATTGTCTATTTGTTGCTGCTATTTGAAACGCTGCATCAAATGCTGTTGTAACGCCTTGTATAACATCTTGTGCAAATTGTTCTTTAAAATATTTTTGTCTTTCAATAGCCTTTTGTAAATCAATATCAATTTTAATTGGCGGTACATCTAATTTTGTTGATAATAATTCGCCTAACTGTTTAGCAAAATCAGGTTTACTCTTTTCTAATTCTCTTTTTAAAGTAGATATGTATATTTCTGCTGCACGCTTAGCTACTTTCTCAACCTGTGTAGGCTCTGCACCTGTTAAAGTGGTATAAAACGTTTGTAGCTGTTTAATGTAGTTATTTAAAACATCTCCAGACTTTTCTACTTCTTTATTTGTGTCTTTTGTTCTTTGTAGTCCCAATATTTTAGCCTCTAATATTTGTTCTTCTTTGCTTAACGTTATAATTTTAGATTGTGCTTCCTCTTTAGCTGATTGCGCTCTTACTTTATCGGCTGGAGATAATTTTCGTATTGCTTCTAACTTTTGCTCTAATGTAAATATTTCATTTAACACTAAGTTCCTATCCGCAATAAGTTTATTAATTTCCTTTTCTCTTATTGCCTTTGGGTCTGCACCGCTTAGTTTTAATAACTCAACTTCTAAATCTAACTGGTCTTGTAAGTCTTTAATTCTGTTTTGCTTTTCTAATCTTAGCTTACGTTGTACTTCTAATTGTTGCTGTAAAGTTGAATTTAGCTTATTATTTTCTTCGTCTATAAATCCTAATGCTTTGCCTACTTTCTCAAAGTTCATGGCTAAAGCTATAACGGCTGTAATTAATACAGATAAGCCTAATGTAGCGGTTGCCCATGCTGCTGCTGATGCTTGACCGAAAAACGCTACCGCCCTTGCTGAAATATTGGTTGCTACTGCATTTGCCTTTTGTGCTGCATTTAATATAAACAACTTTGCAGCACCTTGACCTGTTACTTGGTTGGCTATTTCTTGAACACCTGTTAATAATGCCGTTGCACCTTGAACCTTTAATAATGCCTTCTGCACATCTTCGCTTTCATTACCAAATAATGCTGCTGCACCTTGAGCCACACTAAACGCTGCTGTAACGCCTCTTACTGCATCTACTGCTGCATCAAACTTAAATGTGTCTGATGCTAATACTCTTACTCTTTCGTTAACATCACCTATCTGGTCTTCTAATTGTGCTGCTCTTTGTGCTACCTTTTCAAATTCAACACTACCCTCATCTAAGCCTGCTAATTCTGCTTTTAATTGCCTTAATTGACCTTTAAGCGTAACGGTCTTAGCTGTGGCGTTTTCGGTAGCCTTTGCCATTTGGTTTAACGGCTCAACTATTGCTTTACCTGCTACTGCTCCGCTTACTTGCTTAAATGATGTTGCTAATTTACTTACAGACTTTTCGGTATTGTTTGCCTGTTGGCTTGCTTTGGCAAATTGTTCATTGGCTTTCTTAAATGCCGTTACTTGTTCTTCCGATAAATTGCCTAACTGAGAAAGCGTGTCTATTGCTGGTTTTAATCCTGAAACATCGCCAACAAATTCTAAGATAACTTTATTTTCTGCCACTTTGTTTAGGCTTTGAAAGTTCCTTTTTTTGTTTTAGTATCTCCTCATTTAGATTGAGAAAATACTCAAATGTATTCCACTTCTTTATTAAATCTACTTTAGTGGCATCTCCTTTACAAATGATTGAAACAGTTTGTCTGTGTAAATCTCTTTTTGATTTGCCGATAAGTTCGATAAGATATTTTCCAAATGTTTCACCGTTGCGGGATTGGTTACCGCTGAATATACTTGGAAATTCATATCGCAATCTCTTAAATAAGGCAACAAGTTGATTATTGGCTTTGACAAAAAAAAATCATTAAGACCTTGTGCTTCTTTCCATGCCTTAATCTTATCCATTGCTACCTTACCATCGTATGTATATGGGTTTTCATCTTTAGTAAAGTAAACTACTGATGCTAACTTATACACTAAATCAGTATCAACTACAAACTCTAAACGCTCTTTCATTTGCTCGTTTAGCTGGTTCAGTTTACCGAACTCCTTTAGACCAAACTTCTGTAAAGCGAAAATATTGTCAATAGCCTTAGTATGAGCCTTTAAATACTCATAGGTTATCTTCATTCTGTTTTCTTCGTATATAGCAATGGCTTCTAATGCCCTTTGATAAGGTAGGTTAAAGATATTTTCTAACTCATAATAATCAACCCCACCAACTGTAAACGCTAATTTAAGTTGTAGTTCGTCTTTTACTATTTTGTCTTTTTTAAATAGTTTCTTAAACCATTTCATAAGCCTAATTCGTTTACTTTGTTTACCATATCCACCTCATTACCGCTTGCAAGTATTTTGCTACCTTCTTTTAAAACGTAGGTAGTCTTTTTAACCTTTATTGTATAATTGCCCTTTTTGTAGTTTAAACAGTTCTTGCAACTACATGAACAAGGCTTAGTACAATTCCACCCATTTAATGCTAATTCGCTGTTACAAGTCATAAAAATACAATAAGAGTGAATTTAAACCCGCTACCGCTAATATCGTTATAATTAAATTAAAATCTAAGAAAAACCAAAATACTAAACTCCAAAAAGAAGCCATACACACCACACATTCAAATAAAGGTTTGCGAATAAAATCAGGCAACCAAAATAATAATTCTGGTATAATACTTAATATCATACCATCTCCATTCATTGCGTAATGAAGTCCAAATATTGATAGGCTAATTACTACTATTGTTTCAATCACAGCACTTAATTTCTGTTTTCAATACATTGTCTCTAAAACTTACTGCTATGCATGCGTTTTCATTATTACAAAATGTTTCGGCTATACATTCGTTTTCACCAAATATCTTCAATATAAACGTTCCCGCATATTGGTTAAATAGTCCTGTTGGATAATCAACACTTTCAAATTCAAGTACACCATCTTCATCGGTGGTAATTTCTTGCTCATAAACGTTATCGTCTATTGCTTCAATTCTTAACTTATACGTTGTTTCAGACTCTAAACCTAAATCAATCGTATAGCTTTCAGCACATGATTTTAATTCCTGCTGTAAACACACCGAACAATCTTCAAATATTGCTGCCATTATATAAAATTAAGAAAGTTTTGCAAATAAGTGTTACAAAAATAACGAAAAGTATCGAGAGCATCAGCCTGTTGTGCTTTATCTTGACGATTAGACTTCTCAATGCCCCCCTCTGGTGTTGTTCTTACGTTCATTAAATCAAATATTAAGTGCTTTGCCTTTTCCTCATGTATTTCAACCTTATAGTTAGCCAATATTGAATTTACTAATACTTGGTTATCTTCTAATCGTGGGTTGACACTTGGTATCATTAGCTGATTATTTGATACACCTAACTTTTGCCTTATGACTATGTAGTAGTTTAAGTTATCTTTTACAAGTGCGCTGGTGTTCTTTCCTGTTGCATCGCCTGTTACCATGTACAACATTTGAGGGTAGTGTACTAAGATATAATCACATAAAGCGTAAATATCTGAATTTTCTAATTTAATACACTCTAATACCTTAACGGTTTCATCGTACCACTGAATAACTGAACACGTAATCGGGTTCTTGTTAAAGTCAAATGATAAGTAAAGTATTTCGTTTCTTTTTATTTCGGGTTTAGATACGTGTTTTGATTTGTCAAAGGCAAACGCCCACAAATTATTCTTATCAGCGAAATCAGTCCAATCGCCCTCAATAAACTGTTTTTGGTATCGGTCAGCCATCATTCCCCACCCTTGCCATTGCTCTTTTGTTACAAATGCGTTATCACTTGGCAATGCTTGTAAGAAATAGTAAGGTGGCTTTAGTTCATTAACTCTAAATGGCTCATAAACCTTTTGCTTTACCCATGTTTGCGTTGGGTTAAAAGTAGAAAGTATTAAGGGCATAGGCATATTGTCAATATACCAACTTCCGCACCTTGATAAGCCTATTTCAAACAGTTTTTCGCTAAGTTCTTCTATTTGCTCTAACCAAATGCCGTTTGTTTCAAGACCTAACAAATCATTTAGCTCAGGGTCATGTGTAATGTTTTCACCTCTAAAAAATATTTTTCCTTTAGATATTGTATTTTCTAAGTAGTAGTTTGATTTATCCCTATTCCAACGCCAATGTGGACTGTTAAGTATTATTTTTTCAAATGTAGGTATAGTAGTTGCGCTCAATGCTGGAAAGTCCGACCTAAATATGTGCCATCGTGAATTTTTAAACATTTTAGCAAAGAATAGAAATATAGTTGCGCAAACAAATGACTTACCTCCCCTAATAGCACCACCATAAAATAAGTATCTATATTCGTTTTTACCTAATGCAGCATCAATAGCTGTGTTAAAAAATATTTCCTGCTTTTGGTTTTGGTTTAATGCTACGTTCACAGTTCTATTTCAGTTCCGTTACTAAGAATAATCTTTGAAGCGTTTATGTTAGTATTTTGCTCAATTTCTTTTTTATCTACCAATCCGTTTAACCTTGCCGTTAAATTAGGTGCTTTGTATCTACCTGTCATGGTTCCAGATATTTGGTCTGTTTCCCATTCTTTCCTTATACACGTAATGACACCAAGATATTCAGTGTAAGCATTATCTTGGTTATCTAAATATTGACAAACATTAAATCCATATTTTCTAAATACAAACGCTTCAAATCCGCTTCTTAATAGTGGATTTTTAACATTTACACTAACTACATCCCCTCTTGACGTAGCTTGTTCTATTGAGTCGTTATCAACGCTTTGTTTATACTCATCCCAAAGAGATAGTAATTTTTCGGGTGTTTCTATGTATTTGTTTTTACCCACTATTTCCAATTAGTTCTTAAACTTAGCAACAATACTCCATACAGTTCCGGCGATAGTTAGTACACCGCCAATGATTTCTGATGTCAAGCCTTCGCTTAATAATCCTTGTGATACTAAAATACCGCCTACAAATGTAAGTACGTGTCTGATAACTCCTAATGTCTTTTCCATTGTTTTTGTTTTTTGTAATTCAAATATAATTATTTTATCCTTGTCCTACGCTTTTTTTAACTTGCTTATCCTTAGGCGAATATCTTTTCTTTGCTTTGCCACCCCTTCTTTTGCCAAATTTTGTCTTAACTTGGTTAGTGTCTTTTCTCATTACTAATTTAAAGAATTATCAGTATAACACAAAGGGCTAACTTCAGCCATATTAAGAGCAACTAAATAGGCTTCTTCATAGCTTTCATATTCTTGAACGTATATGTCTGTTGCAAAACTTGCATCAAATGAAGCATGTGTATTTCTTAAAATGTCTGCTATAAAATCGCCATGTTCTGAAACAAATGTTAAATCTTTTTTATTTACTTCATCATAAAATGAAAGCAAATATACTTTAGGTTTGCCTTTAGATACTTTTTCTAAAACATCGTAAGCTAAAGGTAAAATGGCTTCAAATTCTAATTCTAAAATAATTGAAGTGCCTAACATTGCATAGTGTAGTGTAATCATAAGTTTTATTTAACAGTTAATAATTTTACCTTCACAATCGTAAATATACTTAATTCCTATACCTTTACAAAGTTCGCATTTATCACCAAACTCTAACCTGCCGTCATTGCAGGTAGCTGAAGTAGTACATGGTTGTTTAGCACACGAAATAAATAAGAGTATAGGTATTAAGTATTTCATCAGAACGGCATATTAAACCCATCGTTAGTAGTTGCTGCTGGCTTCCATTCGTCAATTACCATGTAATGAGTATTGCCGTACTTATCTGTTTCTTTTTTAGCAACTCGGTTTAAATTGACATAGCCTTTTTCATTTAGGTTATCGAGTAATACCTCTAAATCTTTTCGGCTGAAGCTAATCTTTTGGATTTCTCCAAACTTGCCTTGAATGTTACGGCTGTTGCCTACGTACTTCTTTTCCATGTTGTAAATTTAGTTATTTATGTTTAAAAATCTATTATAAAATTCTTCAAAATTCTTCACTATCCAATACTCACCGCCTGCACGTTCAATCATTTCTTGATACTTTTTTTGATGTTCGCTTTGCCTGTCTTTGCCTATTTTTATTTCAATTTTTATAGTCTTTCCATTAACTACTGCGCTAATGTCGGCAGTGCCTAAAGTTCCGCTACCTTTTATCCATTTACCGCTTCCAAATTCTCGTGTATGCCCTAATACATCGATATATTTAACCCTACCATCTACATATCGACCTGTATTGGATATTCTTTCTGCCATTCCTCCTGATAAAGTAATAAAGTCAATAACGCATTTAGTCAATCCGTTAGCTGTCTTATCTAAATACTTTGGCGTTGGCAGTGTATGTTCTGGCATATTCGGATATTCAGTTCGGTAATGTTGCTTCTTTAATTCTACAAGTTTAGAAATCGCTGAATGTGTCATCTTCTATTGGTTTATCTGTTGAAAATTCAATCCATCTCATATCGCCTGTTTTACCTGTAAATATTTTGTATTTATGATAGTTACCAAATACCTCAAGCCATGCGCTAAATTTCTTTTGAGTAAGCCACTTTTTAAAATCCTGATATTCATCTAAGAAACTATTAAATAATACTTTTTTATCAATTCTTTGATTTAAAGGCAAATTGTTATCTTGACTATATTCATAAAATTCAAATGATGTTGCCTTAATAAATTTACGTACTTCAAGGTTTTGAAATTCATGTTTAACTAATCCATTTGATAAATAGTATTGATAACAATTAATCATAAAGTTGTCAAACATTTGCCAATCCCTCTCACTCCAATCATCAAACATCATTCTATTAAATTCATCTAATGGCGTGTGCTTTGCGCTAAAATAAGAAGATAATTCAACTTCCCATTTTCTACGCTCATGTGAACCACCAACACCTCCAATAGTATAATTTGTTGTAATTATAATTTTAGGTGAACGCTTAACAGGAAGTTTAACGGCATCTTTATTTTTCTTTTCAAGTGTAATGCCTTCGGTAACTAAACTAAATAAACTTTCAAACTCAAAGTTTTTCATTACGTCATCAAAAACCAATACTTGAGTGTCTGCACCAACTGTTTGATATGGAAATGGCTTGTTAGAATTAAATTGTTTACCATCTAATACTGATACTCTTTTTATATGCGAAATAGCATTGCAAATTATACCTTTTCCACTTCCTCCGTTTGGGTTTTCACTTATTGTTTCATCATTAAAAATTACTGCTTTATTATTTGCACTTGTTTTAAAGCCATGCAATAAATAACCAATAGTTGACTTCATGCTATTTATTTTCTGCTCATCATTACCTGAAATCAATTCAATAAACTTGACAAAATCAGACTTGTCAAAATTTGACAAAACAAAATCTCTATCAATAATATGTTTTTTCCATAAGTACCCATCTAAGTTTAAATAGTCTATTTGCTGAATATTGTCTTTATTAATCAATACTGCCACATTCCTAAAATAAAGAACACCGCTATCAATATTATCTTCGTAAAATGATATGTTTGATGTTTCAAGAAAATTCAAATAATCCTCTTTAAAATACTTAGTGGCACTACTCATGTATTCATATGCCTGTGCAGATTTATTGTATAAATAATTTAAAACAAAATCTTTAATAAGTTCTGGCGTTGTATTTTCAATTAGGTTATTTTGAACTCTAATAAATACAAAATTTTCACTACCTTCTGGATATAATTTTTTAAATCCGTTTTGTTCTAAAAATTGTTTAAACTTAATATTTGAAATCTTTACTTTTCCTTTGTCATCATATTGCCAAAATTCAGCAACCGAAACATTGGTTTTAAGTTCATCTATTGCATTTTCTATTTCTGTTTCAGAATAGTTATCAGATAACTCTTGTATTATTTTCTTTTTTGATTTACCTGATTTTATTTGTTCTTCTATAAACTCTTTAGTTTGGTTATCTTCAAAGTATCGTGTACCAAATTTAGATATATCAGAATAGGCACTATCAATAATTCTCTTTATTTCACGTTCTGAAAAATCTTGTTGCTCATATTTTAATAAATGTGAAATGCAATCAAATTTATCTACACCAAAGTCATTCATTGACTTAGCAAAAGCAAATAATGAAGCATTGCGTTTGCCCTCTTGCATTGAATATTTTTTATCAAACCAAACCTGCAAATTCTGAATTATCTTATTAGATGATTTCATTATAATTACTGGCTTAGTTTCCGACTTATCTAATGGCTCAATATCTACTTTGTCTTTCCATATTTCAGCATTAGTATTTACGTAAATATTAGGGTCATAACTTTCATAACATACCCTACTAATGTTTATACTTGAAACGTCAAAATGTGGATTATCGTAATATTCTTTTAATGCTTTAAAATATGCACGATGATTTTCTTTTTCAGCAGGTATTTTTATTATAACTTTTAAGCCATCGCCACTTGGTGAAGTAAAAAGAATGTAGGTAAACTTATCATTACAAAGCATTTTCCTATCCGCTTCAAAATCATTATTTTCGTACTTATCAAAGTCTAAACAAATAAAACCTGAATGTTCAAGGCAACCATCATCATTACGTTGTTGAAATTTACCAGAAAAACAAATACTTGGTAAATTCTGTTTTAACTGATTTCGTTTATCCTTATCTGTTTCAGTTCTAATTTTATTAATAAGTTCAGCAGAAACTCCTGATTTTATTCTATCAATAGCCACTTGAATAGGCTTGTAAAAAGGCGTGGATGTAGCCTTAATGTTTTTAAAATATGTTATCATTATAGGCTGTTTAATTGTTTTTGAATAGCATCTCTGGTTCTTGCATTTAACTTTTCGAGGTTATTAAATGCCCATTGTAGATATTGCCTATCTGTTATCTCATCAATATATTGACCTGTATACTTTCCAAAGTGCATTTTAGGCTTTGAAACAGGAATGTTTTTAATAAATGAACCACAGGAGTTACAGTAAGCACAATGATTATTGGCTTTTACTTCGGTTCTATAATCGTCAACCGTTCCGCATTTTTTACAAACTATTTGCATAAAAAAATAATGCCTTTTAATAACTGTTAGAGGCAGAAATCAAAAGGCTATTAGTTAAGTAATATTTAAACAACATAAACCCCTCTAAAGCAAATGTTGTAATTTTCATTGTACCTGCTTCTGGCGACAAACCGACCATAGTGCAGGCATCATTATTCAGGCGTTAACTGAATAGCACAAAGATAAAAATAAATGTTTGAATTTACATAAATATTTATTGGTTTTATTATTTTTTTATTTAGGGCAGAATAAAACGTAATATTTTCTAAGGTTAGGACTTATGGACGTATTATTTTCAATTTTTTAAACATTTTTATTTTTTCTGAAAACATAAAAATAAATTTATAGAGAATATAGAAAGGCTTCAATGTGTCCAAAAGTATTTTAAATTAAAAAGCCCCCATTTCTGGAGGCTTAGTTATAGCGGTTTATTTTGGGAAATTAAAATAGTTCAGCTTGTTTTTTTTCCTGAATAACCGATTGCAAATTCTTTTTAGCTAAATCAAAATAACTTTCTTTTAACTCAAATCCTATTCCTTTTCTACCCATCTTAACAGCTTGAAATACTTCGCTTCCAATCCCCATAAACGGAGTAAATACAGTATCATTTTTGTTTGAATACAAATGTATTAACCTTGCAATAGTATCTAATTGTAAAGGGCAAATATGCTTTTCGTCATTATCTTCACGTCCATTTCTATAACCTTGTAAAGTATTTCCGTAGTCAATATCCATCCATACAGGTGAAGCGTATTTTTGCCAAAGGTCAACAGATAATTCAGTATTTGTTACTGGGTTATTTCTTTCGCCATCTTTTCTAAAAATCATTACATAGTCAGGAATGCCAACCCTTGACATTGTGCTGTCTTTTTTAACTTGTTTATGAAGCAACCCTAATGCCTTAGTGCGTTGCATTTCTACTACTGGGTCTTTCCAAATGGTTATACGGCTTGCATAAACAAACCCAACTTCTTCAAATGCTTTTAATATCATTCCACTAAAATCTCTTAAACCAATAAATCCCTCTTTACCTTTTTGAATAGGCAAATCCATACAATGAACTGCAACATTCCTGCCCTGCATCATTACTCGGTAGAGGTCTTTTATTAAAAAACCAAATTGAGTTAAAAACTCTTTATAATCTTTAGAGTTTCCCATATCCTCTAAATGACTTGAATATGTGTATAGTTCAGCAAATGGCGGGCTAAAAACACTTAAACCAATGCTTTCATCTGGTATGTTTTTAATTAGCTTAACGCTGTCGCCACGCCTAATATTATACCATTCATTATTAACTTCTTCAGTGTCAAAATTAGAAACTGTCATAGAGTTTCCTTTTAGATTTTCGTTTATTGCTTTACTCATTTCATCTTGCATAATTTCAAATTGTTTTTGTTTTTTGTTAATTGAATCAATGACGTTCGCCATTGTGTCTGTGGTTATTAGATAAATATTTACTTCTTCTTTTTGACCGAAACGGTATGAACGCCTAATAGCTTGATATAATCCCTCAAAACTAAAGTCTAAGGAAGCAAATATTTGGTTACGGCAATTCTGAAAATTCATTCCGAAACTTGCAATTTTAGTTTTGGTTATTAAAATTTTAAAATCATTATTTGCAAATCCTAATAGCTTTTCTTTTTTCCATTCGTTAGTATCAGAACCTTTTACCTCAACTGCTTCTGGCAATAGTTTTCTAAGCATTTCGCCCTCTTCATTTTGCTTTATCCAAATAATAAAGTTTTCATCTGGTTTTGATTTTACAATACTTACTACCTCATTTAATCTTTCTTCTTTTGTCAATCGTAACTCTTGGTTAAAGTTAGTTGCAGAAATAGCTGTATTATTAAATAAACTGCCATTATCTCGTTTGTTAGTTACTATTTGCTTTTCAATTAAGTTTAGTTGAGGCAAAGCATATCCTACCATTTCAAAACCTATATCTTGAGGCTTATTAAGCATTATAGCCCATGTTCCAATAAACTGATAAAACAATTTAGTAGCGTGTCCTTTTAACCGCCATTTTGCAGTTTCCCCGCCATCATGTACAAAGTACATTGCAAGCATTTCATTACGACTCATTACGTCTAAAAACTCGCTATGGTTGCCTAATTCCATAGGGTCGTTGGGTGATGGCGTAGCAGTGCAAGCTAATTTATAAGGGGTGTATTTAAACTTTTTTAATATAAGTTTTTTAGTTTCACCCTCAAAGTTTTTTAGTATTGAACTTTCATCTAAAACAACACCACCATAAGAATACGCATCAATATTATTTAATTGCTCGTAATTGTCAGCATCAATAAATTCAATAGGAATACCAAACTTTACTGCCTCACGTTTGGTTTGTTCTACTACAACTAAAGGGGCTAATACAAGCACTTTTTTATTGGTTTGATTTGCAACTTTTTCAGCCCAACTAAGCTGCATTAAGGTTTTGCCTAATCCGCAGTCGGCAAATATTGCATACTTACCCGCTTTTAATGCTCGTTTAACAATAAACTTTTGGAACGGAAATAAATAGCCGTTCAGTTTTTCATCTGACACTTCAAATCCGCTTTCGGTGTGTGTCTTTTGTTTTGTTTCTAAAAATTGTTCGTATGTCATAAAATTAAAACGCCCCTACCGCTACTCGAAGCGTGCAGGCTTCTTTCACAAATAAGGGCTAATAAGGTTAGATATAGGCTCTGCACAACCTTTTGCAATATTAGTAAATAATTTTCAATTCATAGTTGTAAATGTTTCCCAAAAATCGTTTAAATCAAATTCGTGAACCCTACCATCTTTAGAAGATGCCGTTTGAAAATAGTATTTAATGACTTCAAATTTTGTGTTAAATCCAATATTTACTATTCTAAACCTATTGCCTGTTTTTAAAGAAGTTACTATACTTCCCTTTATGGGGTTGCCCTCTTTTCGGTCTAAGTGTCTATGGCTGCTGAACATTTAACTTTTTGTTATGAATGTTTTGTAAAAATTCTTTGTGCTGTTTTTTATCGCCAAAATCAATATGGCACTTTCTACACATTGCCATTAGGTTTGAAATATCATTTACCAAGTCTTTTCTTCTGCTTCTTGCTTCAATGTGATTTATGTCCACTGCTTTTTTTTCGCACACTTCGCATGGTATAAAATCGCTTACATCGTAACCAAAATAATTTAAGTATATTTTAGTGTATGGCTTCATATCCGATTATTTCTATTACTATGTGCTCATTACCCTTTTTTACTACTTTCTTTTCAACCACGAGCCTATAAACGTGCTTATCATCAAAGTTATACTTCTTTTGTAAAATATCTATCATTGGCTTTATGCAGTTGTCTAAATCTGCTGCAATAGTGCTATAAGCTACTTCAATGTTTATTTGGTAAGGCGGTAAACCTAACTTTAAATTTGGCAACATAAATAGGCAATCTTGCTCATACTTTTTGTATAAAGGTGTTTTAAACCGTTTGCCCTGCCATGCTTGGTTAACTGATAATGGCTTTATGTTTAGTTTATGCTTCATAATTCTTTGCAGATTTTACACTTTGGCATTATAGCTCTATTTTTAAATCAAAGAAAATACTTTTTTGATGTTGTAATTCTTTTGTGTGTTTAGTAATATAATCATAAACAGTTCCCTTTGAAATATCAAATAATTCAGCTATTTCTAAAACATGGCAACCGTTTTTGTATAGCCAATAAGACATACACCCTCTTATGTAAGAGTGTTCGTTATTTGCGCCTTTAAGAACGTCTAAAGATAAGCCCCATGTTTCAGCTAATGCCGTTTCTAATTCTTTTAATATTTTCGCTGTCATAGTAAAGGGTTTTTATCTGAGCAAAATTGAAAATACTTCGTACCAAAAAAGTAAGGAAAGTTAATGTTATTGCTTATCTGTTTTAGCCTGCCATATCCAACGGCATCATTCATTATTGTTTCAACATCCCAAAAATAATAATACTCACCCACTTCTAGAGTAAACGGTCTTTCTTGCGTAAACCCTTCGAGTTTATAAGGAGCAAATGAAAGTAGCGTTAATTCTGAATGCCAATAGCTTTTGTCTTCATATTGAACTAATACTGTGTCATTTTGAACTTCTATTACTTTACCTTCACCATATTTGTAATGATAAACGGTGTCTTTTTCTTTAAATGGGTTCATATTGTTTGTTTTATTTATTAATTGTTTCCAATCCTCTAAAGAGATAATTGGTGTATTTATTAATTCATCAATTAGCCTATATGACTCAGGGCATCTCCTTTCCCCTTCTATGCGCCCATAATATCTACTTTCCACGTCCCCGCTAAATAAATTATTATTGGTATCTTTATTCAACCACTCAATTAACTCTTTCCAGAGTGGGTTGTTTCCGTCCCATTTTACTAAAAAATTGTCTAATGTTGCTTTCATATTGTTTGTTTTTGTTTTTAATAATTCTTTGCATTCAGTACAACGTGTAACTACTTCTCTAATGTTTAAGTAGCTTTCGCAATGTTGGCATTGTATGTCCATCTTAAAAATGTTTTTTACCAAAGTAAATATATTGTTTCGGGAACTTAGATTTAAGTTCTTCAAATCGGTTGCAAAATTCGCTATCGTAAACGTGTTCTGGGAACTTCATTGCCTTAATAACAGCGTTTTCAAGTTCAGTTAATTCCGCTTCGTTTGCTTTTTCCCATGCTGCAATCTTTGAGTTATAGCGTGAGGATAGTCCCCACGTTTCACGCTGTCCGTTTTCGTCATATCCAGCAGGCAAGTTACTATTAATATTTTCCCAATTAGTTTGCATTTAGTGCCTCCTCTGTTTTCTTTGAAATAGCATATTTCTTTCTAACATCTGCAACAGTATGAGTACCTGCTTTAATGGCTTCTTTTGCTTTTTCAAAGGCAGGTGTGCCAATGTTTAGCCATTGCTTATCTTCTTTATTTTCTTTAGGCTTATCTTCTTTAGGTGCTTGCTCTCCTGCTGCATCGGTGTCCTTATCGGTAACTAAGCCTAACGCTGCACTAAGGGCATATCTACGTATGTAAGTAATAGCAGAGCCTAATACTTGAAAATCGTTCATGCCTTTAAGTTGTACGCCTTGTGGAATTTCGGTGCTACACTCTAACTGTTCACCACTTTCAGCATGAAATACAATAGTTTTAACCGATTGTCCGCAAATTAATTGCGTAAAACCTAAGCCATGTTTTTTTAGTAGTGGATTAATGACTTCAAATATTGCAGGTAAATCTGCATAAGTGTAACCGTAACCGCTTGTGCCTTTGTGTATTACAGGCACTTCTTGCTGAAATGCTGCTAATGCTTTAAATAAGTTTTTCATAATTTGTAATTGGATTGGTTAGATAATCTTTTAATTCTTTCTGCAATTTCGTAATAATACATCTTTTGGTCGTCTGTCAATTCTTGTGTGTCATCTTCAGACATATCTACATATTCGCAATGATCTCCACATTCTGGACAAATACCAATATCTGAAGTATCACTATCGCCATTGCTACGAGGTGGAACAGCACAGCAGTCGCTTACATATTCCATTGATGATAAATAGCTTTTACTCATGGCTGTTGTTTATTTCGGTTAAGTAGTATTCGCCTTGTTCATCATTGGTAATGGAAGGAGAAACGCCATGAATATTAATAGTTTCTTTGTAATCATTAAATATTTTTACAAATTCTTTTTTGGTAATTTCTACTCCTCTACTAATATTGTTAAGGTCAGTAAATGCCATAAAGCAGATAATTTTGTTTTTATAAATTCTAAAATAAATGTTATCATAACTATCTTCACCATATATTGCATAATATTCATCACCATCTTTTTTAAATTGTGGCAACACTACTTCTACTTCTTTAGTAATGGTTATTGGTACTTTAATTGTTGCTTTCATTTTTATTTGTTTTTAAGGGTTTATAATTCGGTTGCTTCTTTGATTAGTTGTTGGATTTCATTCCATCTTTTACTATTTCCATGCGGATCTGTTTCTGCCTGTATTTTTTTCAACATTTCAAGCATTTCGGGGGCTTTGGAAATTAGCAAAGCATTTGCATTTTCTTCCAATTTGCAACAACTTGCCACTCTACAATCATCTTCATAAAGAGTTCCTAATTCAATAACTCTATTTCCAATCTTTACAGTTATTTTATTTTTCTTTGTAATCTCTTTTACCCACTTAACTTTTGTTCCTTTAAATTCCATACTATTTGATTTTATGGTTATAAATAGTTGTTAAATTAGCTTTAGGCTGTGTTTTAGGCTTGTTTTCTAAGTGTTGGGCTATAACTATAAATGAATAGCAAACAACCGTTAAAAGCAACAATAGACCTAAATCTCGCAATATTCTTTTAGTGTAGTGTGTCATGCTAATAATCTTTCTAACTCAACAACCTTAGTAAAGGTCATGTCGTTTTGGTTTATAAAAAATCCGTTAATACGGTTTGCGGATACGCCCACTTGCCTTGCAATAGCGGTCTGTTGTTTGTGGCTTAACTTTTTCCATTTGTTAAGCAAGCTAAATGTAATTTGATTGAGTACCATTATTATTTTTTGGTTTAGTTAAAAAATCCGTTTCTTGAAGCCCATATAAAAAGGGCTGTTAATGCTATCGTAATAAGATAGTCTTTGTTGCTATTCCAAAACTTTATAGTTTCTTCTTTAGCCATTTGGTAATCGTGGTTTAGTTTTTCCATTGTCTGTTTGGTTTGGGTTAGTTTTTACAAAATGATTTTAAAGTTTTCAAGTCCTTAATTTTCGGTCTATCGCTGTTTTTAGTCGCATCTATCAACTGAATATCAGTCGTAGTTCTTGACCATTCCTTGCCTGTTTTTGGGCTTGTGTAGGTTACTTTATAATGTCCGTAGCCTGTAAATTGAAAATTGAAGTCTGATAATTGGATTGAGTTTTTCATATCGTTGTTGTTTTGGTAATGCAAATGTAATACAAAAAAACAATTCTGCAAATATTTTTTCAAAATAATTTCAACTATTTTTATTTTCCTTTATTTTACAAGTGTTTCAGCGTGTAATAATTTTTGAAATATTTTTTATTTGGTGAGTAAATGGCATAAAAAAAGCCCGATGCTTCACAGCAACAGGCTTCAATTCCCAACCAAAATCAATATGAAAGTGCTAAGATAATAATATTAATAGACTTT